CATATCTCGCACTCTTGCTCGTCTTGTAGTCTATGGAGTGTGCCGTTCCCGTAGTCCGATTGATAATCACCAAATCCGCTACCCCATGCCACCATACATTCGGAGCATCGAAGTCGCACGACTCTAAGTTCTTCGTCAACCCAAGTTTTACTTCGCATAACTTCTCTCCGGGGATCTCTTTTAAGACGTCTAGGGTAGCTTGCATATACGCAAACTGTTCAGGGATCGGCACTCCATCACGAATATACTCTTCCGCCACAGTGTGAGCTGTCTTTCCATACAGTGTTGCCTGTGTATCCGGCTCAACAATGTCCTTGGCTATCTTGGTGTGGTAGTACTTCTTAGGGCACTGCTGAAATGTTTTCAGGCTACTAAATGACCAAACAATACTCATAATGTCTTTCTGTTAAAGATACGGCCCGGGCACGTACCTTGGTTGTACTGCAATAGGCTTTGCTTGTGCTTGGCCTTCACCATGCTCGAACCTTGCACCACGTGCGGCGGCGTAAGCTTTCACCACATGCGGGTAATGCCTGTCTGATGGTGCGTGTTTGGTATCGATGCCCCAATTATCCCCTTCTGTGTCCAAGCCGTACACAGGGCTAACATCCAACATGTCTGATAACGGCGACCTTTGTACAACAGATAGCCCATCCCCACCAAAAAACGCATAGCTCTTAACTAAACCTTTGTGGTGTTGAAGCACCGGATGAAAGTAAATTTTATGTTGTGAAGCCTCGGGTACTTCGGAAAGCAAAAGCAACCCTGCGTTACTCTTGCCTATTGAGTCATGAAAGTCAGGCAGTATGTTGTCATAGTCGTGCATCAGTGCGTTATGTTCCCAATCTACTTTTAGGCCGTCCTTGTTACCTTTAACCTCTACAAACATACCTCCTTTACCCCAACGAGAGGGTAGGAAAAAGTCAGGTAGGTAGCGTATGGTTTTAGTTCCTAGGTCGGTATCAATTTCCTTTTGATACCCTTCATTCTCGTACTTCCAAGGTATACCCAAGGTATCAAAGAACACAGCCCATCGTGCTTCCAACCTCGAGCGAAAGCGATAGCCCTTGTACGTAGTTTCGATTGCTTTAATTTGATTCATGATTCATCCCAAATGTCGTTAGGCCAAACTAGCACAGGGGTTTCAATCCCTAGGTAGCCGCCTTCAATGTTGAACTCAATGAACTCCCTAGCTTCCTCGGCATCCATGCCGTCTCGCATAAGGATTTCCCGTATCTTCTCCGCGTCGTAAACCAATACGGATACCATAGTACTGTCGCGCCAAATGCTCGCTGGGCCTATGATTGCTTCGTCGTAGCCGTCGTACTTAATCATTGCTTCATCCCTCGCACAAAAGCGGCAAAGCTTGCTGATGTATCACCAAAAGCTTTCATGCTGTCAAACTCTTTGGCTACTTCTTCCAGTACGTCGTTACGTACAGTGGGCAAATAATCAGGTAGTGGATGCCCTGCCTGTTTGTAAGCTTCCTCACGCCAAAGTTGCGCTCGTTGTCTGTTGTATTCACAGTTTGGACAGTCCGTCATCTTGGTGCATCCTCATGGTTATCAGGGTTAAACTTAGGGACTCGGTTGCCCGTGTCCTTGGGGTTGGGAAATGGCGGGAAAGGCCAAGTCATTCTTCGCCCTCGTCAAAAGTTCGTATGCCCCTAGAAGGTCTTTGCTTTCGTATACGACTGCCTAAAGTTCCAGACTCTTTGGTTTCTGCGGTGTACATTTCTTCCAACAGGTTAATCCAATCATCAAGCAAATTTAACTGTAGGCTACTACCCATTAGAAAAAACTCAGATGCCATCTTCACATTACCTGTACCCTCACGTATGTTTATAGTGAGGCCACCAACATTCATCCCTTTACGATTACCAAGTTTGCGTAGTTGTGTCATTTATTTCTCCTTAACAGTCTCCATAGCTTGCTCCATACCCTGCTTCACAGTTCAGCGGTAACTCCATACCCCAATCCGGACGGGTGCGCATGCACATCTCAACGTATTCCAAAGCAGTTTCAACTTCTGCCTCGGGCGCAATACAAGCGATGGCGTCATGCACAGTCATCACAACTCGGTACTTCTTTGCAACTAAAAGCATCTGCTCACCGATCACGATGCGGGCTAACGCTTGGCACACGTTCTCAATTACCTTACCGCCATAAATACGTGTCGGGATAATTGCTTTGCCTTTCTTGGTGTCGTACACCAGCTCAGACTTACCTTCGTCATTCTGAAGTATGCGTAGATTGGGATAGCGTAGGTACAAACCATTGGGGAGTAAAACACCGCTATTGCCATCTATCTTTAAAATATCGCCTCGGCCTAATGTGGTCTGCTGATTCTGTAATACAGCTTTGAGGGCTGTCGCCGCAGATTTCCATAACTCAGTAATCTTTGGATACGTTGCGCGGTATGTGTCGATAATCCGTTTTGCTTCATCCAAATCGATCGCAACATTAAAGTTCTTAAGTTGCGCTTGGAACTTAGCCGCGCCCATGCCGTAGCCACACCCAAGGATGGTGGTCTTGCCAACGAAGCGTTCATCCTTGGTAATCTCCGTGACTTCCTTGTTATAAATAGCAGACGCCATGATTTTGTATACATCTTCACCCCTATCAAATGCGTCAACTAGGTCGTCTTGTTCCGCAAGCCATGCGAGCGTACGGGCTTCAATTTGTGATGAGTCTGAATCAATCATCATGTAGCCGTCCGGGGCAATGATTGTCTTCTTCAGCGGTGAGTTGCGTTGTAGGTTCTGTAAGTTGAGCTTGTCATCCCCACCCCACCGCCCTGTGTGGGCGGCATAGTAGCGTAGGGGTACAGGCAACGAACCCCGTTCTGCGATACCAATGAACCTAGCTGTTCTTGTTTCTTCTATCGTAGACTTAGTGCCTAGCCGTGCGCCGACTAACGCTTGTACTCGTGGGTTCTCATGCTCAAGCAAATCTTTGAACGCTTCGTCTGTCTTAGAGAACGCATAGGTCTGCTTGCCTGTTGTGGGGCTGACTTTCATCGGGGGCGTAACACCAAATGCGGTCAATATCTCCGCAAACTTATTGTTGCTCATCAAATCATCTTTGGCAAAATTTTCGAGCAGCTCATCCTTGCGTTGCTTCTCGGTGAGTAGGTGGTCGATCAACAAATCTTTATTCAACTGCAACACAGGGTCGGTGAACATGCGCACAGTCAAATCAATCAGGCGTAACTCAACTGCGGGAAAGCCAGCAGACATTGCGTTAAACAATTCCCACGTAAGCGTAACGTCGTTCTTACAGTACTCGCCATACCGAGCTAACTGTTCGGGGCTGAAGTCCTGTCGCCTCAGACCTAGTGCATTTTCTACCTCTGTGCCTTTCTCGCCAAGCCCGTAGAAGTTTGACAGCACCTTTAAGCTTCCGCCTACTTGCGTACCATGCAAGGCTCTGCCCATGGACAAAGTATCAAGCCAACCTTTGGGGCTGAGTCCGTAGACCCACTTCAAAATTGCACCATCGAACGGGGCGTTGTGCGCTAACGCCAAACTGTTAGCCCAATCGTATCGGGTAAGGAACTGGTGCATGGATTCACCATCCCCGCTAAACCACTCGGGCTCACCATCGTTGACCTGTACGGCTACGCCAATAGTTTCGAACTCAGGGCTACGAACGTATTCCTCTGTGGTAACTTTTGTTAGCGAGAACTCCCGAGAATAATATGTCTCGAAGTCTATTGTTAATATGTTCACTGCATGCACTCCGATATAACATTTGTTAGGTTTTCGAGATTGGTCTCGTTGATGATGCACGTGTAACCGCCAGCCGCATTGATCGCTTGCATATTCTTTAGTTGTAGCGCGGTCGCTTGTCCTTTGCCAGCCTTGGCTTCAATCGCTAGGAACTTGCCGTTGACGCAACACAGGAAGTCAGGCACACCGCTATTGCCGTAGCCAGTGCCAATAGGCATAGCGTAGTAGATGTTGTGGGCTTTTAAGATAGCCTTGATCTTTGCCTTGACCTTGGCTTCAGGAGTCGTTGCCATAGATCATGCTCTTCCATACTGAGACCGAGGGCATGTGGTTGTGTGACTTGGTCGGTGTCGTGTAACCATTGTGGGCAATCCATCCGAGCGTACTCAGAGTGCGTACGCCTGATACCCATACGTTAGGGTGCAGTTCTTTGGGTCGGAATAAAAGTTTCTTGCCGCAGTACTCTCGGAACTCATCGCCGAGAACAACTGGTTTAGACACTAGCAACTCTTCAGCTAGCTCTAAGTAACGCTCGACAAACTCGGGGCTTACTCTGTTTGCCTTTGACCAACACTTGTCAGCAAGGGCAAGTGCGTTGTCTATTCGTTCGCTCATCTGATACTCCAAAAAGATTTTCAAGTCTTGATAGTATCATAACTTTTTACTTTGTCAATAGTACAGACGTAAAAAAGCCACCCGAGGGTGGCTAGTGGTTACCCTAACATTTGTTAGACTTCACTTGAGTGAATTGATCTCACGTGTCAGATACCATTGTGCTTTGCGCAAGTCTTCCATCTTGTTGCCTTTGTGGTCGGCACGAGTCAGATACTTAACCACATTGCCGAGGTTGTACCCCAACTGCTTAGCTTCGATGAAGTCGATGGTCTCTATTCCACCTACTGTGTAATGAGCAGGGTTGTTGACCGGGTCGGCTTTTGGCTCAAACATTTCTATCTGGCGTTGTCCTTCCATACGTGCCTTTGCCATTCCTACACCCGCTTCATACGCAAGTTGCCCTAGGGATTTGTTTGAACTAAACAAACCCAACTGCTCCCACTTAGGCTTGGGTAATGTAAGCGTAGCTTTCTTCGCTTTCTTCACTACCTTGGCTTTCTTCTTTGCGTTCCACAATACTGTGGCTACATACGCAGGGGTTACGCCTACTACCTTGGCTACGTCTGCTGACTTAGCTTTTGGGTTTAAGGTTACGTACTCACGGATTTGTGCTGACTTGGTTACTTTTGGTATTGCTAATTCGATCATGATTTGTTTCCTGTTTGGTTGTTAACGTACTCGGTAAGAACTTCTCTCATTTTGGCTTGCTTTGTATACGCATAGTTTGTGTTGAAGTAATCCATCACATCCTTTGGTAGACGCAAGCTCGTACAGAATAGTGCGGGTTTCTTACCAAGCCCCCGCCCTTTCTTTTGTTGTTCCGGTTTTAGATATTCAATCCCTGTTGTCATTTAGTATTCCCTCGTAATATTTTTTCGGCAGCGGTGACTTCTTATCCAATAGCTCACGTAGCCATTGCGCACCACCTAGCTGTTGCAGTATTAACCAATGTCTGTCTGACATTCGTACTTGTCTACCTATTAGTTTCTCAGGCGGTTTAGGTCTTGGCATTTAATAAGTTCCTTGCAATTACTCTGTTAGCCCAACATCTAGCACATGACCAT